GTTTAGTGTGAATGATGAGTTAACATTGTTGGTTTCTAACTTAGCAGCTAACCTACGACGACGAGAACCATCTCTTTCGAGAAGACAATTAGATTCGTCAATAGATGCGTCTTGAGGGAATGTTAGCTCACCAGCTTCCGTCACCAGTCCCTTGATGAACGTGTTCACTACCTTCTGACTTAATCTCTGCGGCATCTTGTTTTTTCCGTTCTTGTCTAGCTTTACTGAAATTGTCTCTTCGGACTGTGGGAGTTTCTTTTCTGTTTCTTACATACTGTTCTACAGCTTGTTTGGCTTTTAGGATACTTGTATAATTACCACTAAGTTCAGCAGGTGGACTACCTTTGGTAAACTTAATCTCAAAAAATATAAACCCATCGTTTGATTTCTGTATTATAATGTCAGTGTTAAGCTTATTAGTTTTGCAAACACACCTCTGGTTAGGTATGTCTTCAATAAATTCAATCATTAGTTTCTTCCGTAGTATGGACGTTTGTTTTCTCTTTTAGTTTTATACATGTCGTTCTGTACAAAAGATTTAAGACGACGAGCTGACTGCTCGATCTTAGGGTCTGACCCTGACTTAAACAGTGAGAAGCATGTAGACTTAGCCTCAGCTAACATATAGGGAAGCATTGTGTCATCTAGGTCAGGTTCAAATGAATCTGTAAGACTGAACGTAGGATACACATACCCAAATGATCTTGACTTACTATTCTGTAATGTTGTCTCTACACCTGCATCATATGAGTTCATGACAATATGTTCGTCATCAAAGCTTGTGTAGTATGATGGTGCTTCTGTATTACCTATAAACAATGTTGTACCACCTGCAACATCTGTTACTATAAGACTATTGTCTGTGTTTTGATTCATACGATCTATAAATACCATAGGTTCAACAAATGTAATTTCTCTATAGCTTGTACCTGTAGTTGCTACATTGTAGTCAACCCTACTTAGTTGACGAGTATTTGTAGGATACTTAAAGTGTGTAGGCTTGGTTACGTCAGATAGTGATGTTAGTTTGATTAACTGTCTGTGCTCAGGTATATCTCTAGCTGCTATCAGATTAAAGAATGTATCCTGAATGACAGATGCTATTTGTTCAGACTCTACAGAATCACTTATAGAGTTGACACTCTCTGAGTCCATGTCACTCAGTATTGATTGAACCATTTCTAGGAGAGTACGTTTCATTTACACATGCTCCACTACTACACTAATGACAAAGTCAACATGACTACTAGCTCCACCATTCGATTGAATGAGAACGTAATCGTTGTCAGTTACTGTGTTGTTAGCTGAAGGGTTTAATGTATCCACATCTCCAGTAGCTGAACCTGATTGAGTAATCGTAAGAGTACCCATGCTTGCTGATGCTGAGTTCTTAATTGTTATTGTAACATCACCACCTGCAATAGCTCCTGCTAGTACTGAGGTTACTCTACTTACAGTACCTGCGAATGGAATGGGTACATATATATTCTGTGATGAGGATATGTCTGTAAAGTGAACTGTAAATACAGAACGCCTATGGTCTTCCCATGTACCTGAACCACCACCGTTAGCTACATACACCTTGCTTGAAGAGGCTGCTGCTACACCTTTAGGTTCGTGTAAGTATGGATCTGTGAGAGAGGAGTGGTTTACGTTAGCCATTTAAAATTCCTTGATGTATGGGTACTAATGGTCCCTGCATCGGGTAAAGATATTTTACCCACATATTTAATCTTTGTCAAGTGTTAAGTGTAGGAAAGGGGCCTAAGCCCCTAACCTTATTTTATTTATACTTCGATATACTCGATAACAAGTTTACCTGCACCTGCTGTGAAGGCAGCTGTACCGTATAATGCACCAACGTATGCGTTAGCTGCACCTACAGTAGCTGTTCCACCAACTAAAGCACCATTACAAGCTACAGCTTTGTTAGCAGCTAGGTCAGCTTTAGCAATCGCAGCATCAATACCATCGGCATCAATAGCAGCATTAGCTAATGTAAACAAACCTAGACCTAGTGTACCTGAACCACCAGAAGTAAATGCTGTTGTAACAACAAGACTTGCTGAGGTAATGTACGATCCAGCTGGAATAAATGCATCGTTTGCTGTTGGTGCTGTTTGAGAAGTACCTAGCTTAGTTGCATCTGGGATTTCAACAACAAGAACTTTAGTTGCAGCTAAAGCTCCGCCATTGTCTTTTACAGCCCCTTGATCACCATCAGTGAGTACAAATAGGCCGTCTGAGTTAGTGTAAGACATTTATATATCTCCTTATACTGTTGGAGTCGTGATAACACGAACCATGTTTTCAGGGCGGTATAACTTAACACCGTAACGAGCTGTTGTTACAAACTCATGACGTTGGTAATCTTTGTTATACTCGTAATCAACTTCTGGCTGTTGTCTCCATGCACCCACAAATGGATTCACAGTTGAATCAGCTGAGAAGAACAAGTTAACTTTACCGTTAGTTGTGTTGAACGCATTTGTTGTTGAGTCATCACGTTCTTTTAATGCTGTGTCAGTTGCTGATGCACAGTAGTTAGATGTGTATACATCAAAACCATATACGTTAGCTACGAAACGCATACCAGATGCGATACCACTACTTACAATACCCTCAAACTTAGGGTTGTTTGTAACAGCTGCAAGTTGTGACAATGTGTTAATTGTAAACTCAACAGAAGGATCAACAATAGCAACCATGTTCTGATCTGGCACGTTAGCCATTTTCAGTTTCATGCGAGCATATGCAAAATCTTCTACTTCAATTTTACCTGCGTTACCACCTGAGAAACGGTGTATACCACCATCAACTAATGCTTGACCGTTGTCAGCTACACCAGCTTCACAAGCAGCCATAGTTGTAGTTTCAAAGTGAGCCATGATAGCACGTTCTTGTTCAGGAACAAAACGACTCATTAACTCGTTACCATAGAAAGTGTCTTGTTCAGCTTTCTTAGTCATGTAAGTAGCTGATGACAGATACTTGTCTACTGAGAAGGTGAACTCACCTGTGTCAAGTGGACGGTATTCAACTGACGAATCTTCGTTGTAGTTGTCAACCTGTGCTTGACCTATTGATGGGATGTGGAAAGTGTTTCCATCAGGGAAACCTTCAAGCATACGAACGTATCGTTGTGCTTGCATCTCATCTCTTAATATCTCCTTTAGCTCACTGGACCAGACTTCGGTGCGAGTAAGAAGAGTTGAATTTGCTGTATTCATACCAGACATATTTTATTCTCCATTAGATTCCAAATTTACCACCCAAACGACTTTTATCTTCCATAAGTTGTCGTTGTATTTTTGGGCTATAGTAAAGACTACGATTATCTCGACGAAGATTTTGGTAGTAAGACCAATCACGTTCATTCGAGGCTTGCATGTTGACACCTTCTGTGCGAACCGAACCTTCAACCAGTGGTTTAAATTCTTTTTTAGGTTCACCAATGAGGTTAAAGAAAGCTGTGGGTGACTCTGCAGCAATTTCTTGCATACGTTCTATAGTTAACCCTAGCTCCTTAGCTTTATTTTGGATCTTAGCTGAGGCATCAGTGCCATAACTCTTTTCCATTTCATCATTAACAAAATTTAGATTTTGCTTTACAACAGAATCCTTATCTCGTTCAGTTAGTGTACGTTCAACGAGGCTCTTCAGGTCTTCCTCACTCAGACTAGGGTTGGTATTCCCTTCTGACGTGCCACCAGTATTGTTGTTTGGCGTTGCATTCTTCGCATTGATGGGGTCTGCGGCCTTATTTTGCAACTGTTCCAAGAGATCTTTGGCGTAATCCTGTTTACTTAAATCTTCCCTCATATTACTGAGTTGTCCTTCAAGTTCTTTAATATAACCGTCAGCTTCTATTTTGCCTTTAGCTAATACTTCAGGGTCTTTCCAATTATCTCCCTTCGCCTCTACGAGTTTCTGTACAAAAGAATCCTGTGGTTGGGTACTCTCAGTAGCTTGAAGCTCAGGTTGAGTAGTGTCATTGGTTTGTCCACTCTCAGAAAACACATCCATGTTTTATTCCTTATTAATTGTTATGAGTTTAAGCAGATCATCAAGTACTTGGTTGTACTCGTTGACTGCCACTTGACGTAGTTCCCAATTAGGTACTGCGTAATCACGAACCGATTCTTTCTTTTTAAAATCTTGTTCGAGAATTTCTTTTAGATCATCGAAAGCATTTCTGTAACCTAGTACTTCAGCTTTACGTTTCTCTTTATCTTGTCCCTTGAGACCTTTTAACCAAATAGATTTCATTTCTTCTTTTTCATTGGCTTTGCTTTAGGTCTCTCTTTAGGCTTAGGCTTCTTTGTTGTGTTACTGTACGGTTTAACTTTACCTGCTTTGTATGGCATATCTATATTCCCATTTCTTGAGCTAACATTAATTGTTCTTGGTTAATAGCCTCAGCTTCTTGCATCTGTTGCTGAGTTTCAAGTTGTTCAGATACTGAAATGTTTTCTGAGAACAACTCAGGTTCACCTAATTCTTCTGACAAGATTCTGGCAAACTCCTTACCTGACAAGTGGGCAGCCACTGTAGGGTCTTGCAACTTAATCTGGTATAACTGGGTAAGGTTCTGTATACGTCTAGCTCGTTCAGCAAAGTGTCTAGCACCTACAGGAACAATCTTACCTTTAGCTGTAATGTCATCCTTAGTAATCGTCTGGAATAAAACAGCACCTGTAGCATCATCTAAAACTCTTATTGTGTCAGACATATTCATATAACGACGAGACACCTCAAGCATAGCATTGAGTATTGGCTCAAGGAACACACGTTCGAAGTGAGCTGTCTTATGTTCGAAGATACGAGATGCTGAGTTCTGTAATGACTGCACCTCAAATGCTGTCTTCTCACCTGGTGTACGTATACCCATAGCTTGACGAGGAGCACCTGCCATTTCTTCCATCTTGTCTTCCAAGAACCTAATCTGTAGGTCAGCCTGTAATGCTGTAGCATCAGGAGCCATATAACCTACGTCACCCTCTTCACCTAGATATACACGACCACCAGGTTCAAAGTCAAAGTCTTCTACGTCACCACGAATTTTTAGCATAGGGTAAGCTATCTGGTCAAACACATCTGACTTCAAGTTCTCTAGGTGGTCAATACGGTACTGCATACCAACCAAATTATCTAAAGGTCCCATAGCATATAGGTTGTCAGGGCGAGGTCTCCATCCAGCTTGGAAGATAGGGGAGCTACCTAACCAACTAGGGTCTTCTTCGTTAGCCATAACATATGCTCTGTCAACTACTGTAATGACACGGTTCTTCAGTAAGACACCCTTTTCAGTATCGTAGTAGTCACCATAGAAGGTTAGAACCTCTACGTAGTCTGACTCGTAGTACTGCTGAATGGATGTAAAGCCGTCAGCTATATAACCGTCAGCTTTATCATACGTGGCGTCAGAACCCCTTACAGCAGCTCTAGCACCCATCATTTTAGAGAAGACACCTTCCATGTATTGCTTTGACGGATCACTGTCAATCATACTTCGGATCTCTCCAAGAGTCTTTATAGACTTGAGGATCTTAGGTGACTTCTCAAAGCTGGGTGCTGTAGGATTAAAGCAAAGATCGTATGGTGAAACACGTACAACCTTTGGACCTACATAGTTTACAACGAGGTCCCCAGCTTCTTTGACTTGGTAGTTGTCTTCCCATGTAACAGTAGCAAAGCAATTACCGTACTGAATGTAATCATATAGTAAATCACTGGCTGTATTAACAAAGTTAGACTGACGGACTTTATTGTCCATGTATGCTTGTATTACACTACGTTTAGCTTTAACGTTAGCATCTCTTGTCTCAGCTTCAAAACGCATCCACTTAGACTGTGGGAATAATGTAGCAAAGTAATTAGCATGGAGGTTATCCATAATCTGAGTTAGCTTGGGAGTTGTCGTACTGTTAGACCAAGGTAACATAGCATTCTTGGTTGTGCTCGTGTCTGTAGCATACAGGTAGTTACGTAACTCTTTCCACTCTTCAACCTTAGACTGACGAAGGTTAGACCATTCACGCCATCTGTTAGATACCTCAATAGCCATTGAGTCAGGACTTAAAAGGTATTCTAATTCTATTGTTTCACCAGCCATTAAGAGGCTCCTCTAAATCTGTTATTAGCCCAAACGATATTCTTGTCTTTATTTCTACGTACATTCTTGAATGGCTTGACAGCAATGTCTATAGCCGAAGCAAGAGCATCTTTAATATCGTCATGCGGTGGGTTCCTTGACTGTAGTTCTTCTTCTAAAGTCTGTGTGTTACCACCACGATAATGCCATATTTGTAAGTTGTCATAACGAGGTTCTAAAGTTGCAGATATTCTTTCGTCTTTATTACCTTGGTATTTGTTAGGTCTGAACTCATCTACACTTATAGCTAATCCGTGTTGCTTGATAAGTTCTTTTAGTTGTTTAACGATTGCTTGTTGAGCTACTGTAACCTCAGCCCTTAGTTTACGGAATGACCACTTAGTTGACAACTGTAGTATGTGCTCAAAGTAATCTGTAATCCTGTCAGTACGAAAACGATCAATGTCTAGTACATATATGTTATTATCTGAGTCAACACCTACGATGACAATAGCTGTGTAGTCTGACTTCTTAGATAAACTAAAAGCAAAGTCTACAGCTGCAAATACGTTTAACTTAGAGTCTTTGTAGAACCAGTGTCCTTGATCTTCTTTTAGTAACTTACGTTCGTAGTACTGAAACCTTGTACTTTCTATAGGTACGTTGTCAGGATCTGAAGGATCGTTGTAGTACTGTGCTCTAAACTGTCCTTTGTCTAAGTATTGGCCTCTCTTCTTAGCTAGTACCTTTATGTCAAACCCGAACCACTTGCCGTCCTTACGTTGACTACGAGGCCATAACATTTCACCTGTGCCATCTCCTCTATCCTCTACAGGACGTTCAAAGATTTCGTAGATGTTATCTTCTCCTACCTTGTTACCATCGTCATCAAACAGTTCTTCTGTCATTTGTAGCAGATCGTTGTATAGATCTACAGGATGGTAACGTGTACCTACCACCCATTCTCTAGCATCTGCACCTTCGATAGATGACAATAAAGAGTACTGTGACTTAACCTTGTTTCTTCCCTCACCTGTGTATGCATTCTCGTATACTACTATATCATCGAGGACAGCAATATCGCAGTGCATCCCTGTAAGAGAAGTAGTAAGACCACCAGTGAACACAGACGGGTCACGTACTTTTTCTGCTTTCCTTAAAGGATGATCTAACATAATTTCAGAGTTAGTCCACCTTGTACGTTTACCATCTTCAGGGTGTACGTGGTCAGGCCAGTATCTACTATAAGTATCAGATGTTAGTATTGTTTTAATAAAGCCTAATTGTTTTTCTGCTAGGTTAGCTGTAGCAGATATATACAGGATACGTAGTGTTGGGTCTTTGGTTAGTTCCCATGCTACTCTGTAAGCTATCATACGAGACTTACCGTGATCACGAGGAAACAAAAGAAGCTGATGAGACTTAGAGTCTTCTCGACCCCACCAGTTACATACATCTTCGTGACACTGACCTAGCATTTGTTCAGGTGCTACTAGCTTGATAAATGTAACTAAGTCGTTCTCAGCTGCTGAACGTATTTGATCTAATGTAGCCATAGTATCCTAGTTATTTTTATTTGTCAAGAGTAAAGTTTTATTATTTAATAAGACCATGTAATACTTACAGAACCACCATCAAAAGTATTAGACCCTGATGGTTTAACTTTAAGTTGAGTTAGTTCACCAGATAATGTTTTAGAACCTGCACCTACTCGTTGTTCATTTTGATCAGGATCTATTACAGTATGTGATTGAATAAACGTATTGGTTGTATGGACTCTTGTAAATGTCATAGATCCTGTCCATTTGTCTGCTGCGTTTTGTCCTCTAATAATCATACCTGCTGTAGACTCAGAAGCATTAGTCCAAACAGACCTAGATATATATCCTGAAGTTTCAATACCACCTGAGTCACCTAGCTGTATAAGTAAATCGTCACTACCACTCATGCTTAATTCGTTAAACATAACTGTAACTTGACGGACATCAGCAGGTATTCCTGTAAAGTTTGCTTCTGTACTGCCACCAGGTGTTACAGCTGCAAGAGACCCACTGCCTACGTTGTCAGCTACTATAGAACCTGTTACAGTACAACCTGTTGATGTTGTGGCAAACTTCACGGCGTTGTCATGGTAAAGACTTACTGCACCACTTGTGTCGTTGAAGTATGCGTATGTCTGTCCAGAGAGGTCTTTGAAATCAATGTTAGCACCCTGTAGACGTAAATCCCCTGAACCTGTCTCCTTAATAATACTGGTAGTACCATCATGGTAAATCTGTAGGTCAGACCCAGCACCAAAGATGGCTTTAGAATTGTCTGCAAATGTAACATTACCTGACGTTACACCTGTTGTATTTACAAAATCTGTAGATGAAGCAGTTGCAGCAGTACCTAAACCTAGAGTCGTTCTGGCTGTAGCTGCATCTGCATCATCAATCAAAGATGCACCAAATGCTGTGACTGTACCGTCAAAGACTGGGTCATTAGATACAGCTATTAACTTACCATTAACAACTAAACTGTTTGCACCTATAACATTTGCATTTGTAATATCATTAGAGTTCATGTCAAAGTTAGCTGACATGGTGTTAGGTGTGCTACCGTCCCTAGATACTGTGTTGTCAAAAGCATTGTTAAGTGCTTCGAAGTTAGCATTCAGTGCTGCTCTACTGTAGTAGCCTGATGCTATCGTTGTTACGCCTGGTTTCTTTGCCATTGTATTTATTAATCCTTTACCTTTGGTGGATTGGTTTTAGTTACTTACAGCCATACTCTCATGGGTGCTTCAGGTGTTACCCCGTGTGATGTATCTATTGCTTCTACAATATCTCGTAGTGTGTCAGGTGCATCAGCATCTTCAGCATCTTTGTTTAAGATACCACCACGAATACGAATGTTTACATGCCAGCCTGTCATTGCTTGCATCTCAGGATACTCCATGCCCTCATCATCTGTCAGGGTGTTGCCTGTAGGCTCGTGTAGAGTACCTACAACGTCGATGGCATAGTCAGATGTGTTTGACACTAGGTAAGGATCACCTACGTTTGTGGTAGTCTCCTCGCCTGTCTCCTCGTCTACTGTTGTTTCAGTGTCTTGCTTGTAGAATGCAGATAAGACTGTAGGCATTGCAGCTTCAGTAGCTAACCTAAGGTAGAAGTCAGTCTTGATTACTTCTGGTTCTTCTAAGATTACTTCTTCGGTCATGTTGTTAGCTCCTGTAGCTGTGTATTAGATAATCTACGTGGGTAGTATTTGATTGATTTGATATGGCCACACAGTATGTCGGTATCATTTCCCCATTTGCCTAGCTGTAAAACTGTTATGGGTGCAGGTAACTGTCCACTAGCTTGAGTTATTACTGTTTGATTGTAATCAGTTACTATAGCAAAATCACCTTCCTTTATAGCAAATGCTAAGGTAATAGTTCGATTGTCAACATCTCCAGTAGGGGTTTTGTCTAACACAGGAGTACCACTAGAGTCCCAAACATTAATACCTAGAGTGTTGTTAGCTCTATAAAAAGAACCCATACCACCACCATCAGCCAAACCACTGTTTAAAATTGTGTTCAGAGTAAATAAGCCAGTACCGCCTTTGGTAACTGACCTCTCTACACTAGCTGTAACAACAACAGTACCAGCATCATCGTTATACCCAAAGTTATCTACTGGAATACTAGCAACATCTGCCGCCCTAGTAGCTGTAGCACCTGTTGTTGGGATGTAAGACGTAGGGAATGCGCCAGCTTCTAGTTGTGCGCCCCATGCAAATATACCTTGGCCTATAACTCCAACAAAAGAACCTAATGCTCCATTACCAATCCCAAGTCTAATACTATTATCAATGTCCGTAGAGCCATCGTTAGTTACTGAGCAATGATACCAGCCATTGCCTACATCTACCATGTTTGCAGTATTACCAGTTCCAGATGCTGTTGCTACACCAGTAGATAAATTAAATGAACCACCAACATTACCACCTCGACTGAGGAAAATACTTGCAGATGCTACCTCTCCTGCTTTAAAAAAGGCTGATACTGTATGAGACTCAGCACCCATAGTTATACCTTTTGATATAAAATGAAAACTATTATTGGTTGTAGCAAATGATAACTTATCTGCTGTAGTTGTACCATCAGGTGCTGTGGTTGCATTAGATGTAACTGAACAATCTGTTTTGCTGTAAGCCGCATTAGAGAAATCCTCAGAGTAAGTTAGTAGGTTAGTCCTAGCTTCTTCAATCAGTAAGCCTTTGACTGTACCATCTGCATCGTACTCAATGCGAGGGACGTTGTCTGTATGGTTGAATAACTGTAGTGTACCATCAGGTTGATCGAAGAGGACTTCTTTTACTGATACGTTGTCGATAGAGCCTGTAAAATTTAAATCAGAACGAACAATACGTGCATTATCTGTATTTGTGGCAGTTATTGTTTCTGTATAAACTCCAACAGAGTCTCTGTAAGTGCCTAAAGTGCTACCAACTTTTGCTTTTACTCGCCCAGCAGTGTATGAAGTAATCTCAAACGTAACTATGTAAGTACGACCAGCAATAACTGTAGCCGTGTTACTTACTAATTCACGAAAGGTGTTTGTACCTACAGCAACTCCACCACTAATAGTCCAACCATCACCCAACGTCCAATCGGTATCAGTAGCAAAGTCACCATTCGTAACCAGCTCTGAGCCGTAGCTAATCTTTCTTAAAGCTGTGCCACCTGATGCTCTAGTGAATGTAATCAGGTCTGTTGCACTATCGAATTGTTTAGTACCCATATCATTCACTCCAATCTAATACTTTGAAACTGCTTGTGGATGAACCATCGAATGTTAATTGTAGTGATGGTTCTGTGGATGGTGCTGATGCTGTAGCTATGCCAGTATCCGTTAGATCATCTGACCACACTCTGAACTTACCTATTGTACCCATGAAGATGTAGCCAAGTTCTAAGTTAGTAGATGACAGGTCAGGGAGAATCGTAGGGGTTGTGTTAGCTGTTAGTAGTGTACCTTCGTGCGCACCATTGATGAACGTAGAGCCATAACGACCAGCAAAGTTGAATGGTACGTTAACGTTAGGGCTGTAAACATTGTTTGCGCCAAAAACTGCATCGTAACCAGAAGTTGCCTGTTGTTGTATAAACCTTGGTTGGCCTGTTCTAGTACCTGCCGTTGAAATTGTGCTGTAGAGGATGTTACTTGAATCTAGCCTCCAACGCCACGGCAAGGCTGTGTTATTATCATTATCATCAGCATATGTCATCCTGCCGTCCATCTGTATTGACACAGAGAGAGGGTTGATTTCTTTGACTGAAATGTTGTCGTAAAGGACAGCCTCTGCACCTGTGTTGATCAAAGCAATAGTTTGGGTTGTAGCAGAAGCCACAAAAACAAAGGTAACATCCCTAGCTGACGAACCTAAGAAAGAGCCTGCGGCAACACCCACTATTTGCACATAAGTGTTGCTAGAAGAAGCCCCTATACTCACAGTCACCCTGTACGTTTTACCCACCGTAAAACCAGACATAGCCTGCCTTGCTTGATCGTACCCTGCTGCAGAGGTTAGCTGAAGTTCACCTGACACCCAAGCTAAGGAGCCTGTTCCCGTTGGTGTCCAACCACTTACATCCGTATCAAACGTACCATTAGTAACCAACTCAGTGCCTGTAACTTCAACAGGCGTAGGCCAAGGTAGATTAGCCGCAGGGACTGTTAGTGTCTCAGCCGCCCTTGTTACAGTTGATCCTGATGTTGGAATGTAGCTTGATGGGGTTGAGCCAAGTTCTGCTTGTGCGCCGTAGATGTAGAGGCCAGAAGTTCCATCGCCCGAGGAGACGCCGTATGAATTCGAATAGAAACGGGAGTTAAGTGTTCCACTACTTGGCAGCAAGGCTTTCAGGAAACACAGATACCACCCGTTGCCCAAATTTATTATATCAGAGGTATGTTCTGTAACACCCACCGTTGTGTGTACTGTTGCTGTTTCGGTTGCCAGATTAAAAGTTGAAACAGTATTATAAGAAGGTGACGAGGAAAAAAACTGAATAGCAGTTTCAGAATAACCCCCTTCCTTAAACATAGCACTTAGACAAACATAGCCAGCAGAAACTGTAATAGATTTGGAAACGTAATGAAATGCTGCACTTGTTGATGGGATTAGTTTCGTGCCTGAAAGCTGTCCATCAGGGGACGTATTAGATGAGCCGATAGATGTTTGTGCTTTATTCCAACTTGCGTTTGTAAAATCCTCAGAGTAAGTCAGCAAATTAGTCCTAGCTTCACTCTCATGGAGTACGCCTTCGTTTACCCAAGCATTACCATTGTAGACGTGATGTCCAACTCTTGGTGCATAAACAGGAGAGCTTGTTGTT